CAATAGCAGAGATGGCAATGGCTCAAGCAGCACAACAAGTATTAAATGCTAATCAAGCTATGGGTCAAGCACAATCACCTGAACAACAATTAGTTGCATTAAAACAAGCTGAAGTAGGATTAAAAGAAAAAGAATTAAAAATGGAAGAAGCTAAATTAAATGTTGAATCTTCATTAGATGCTCAGAAGCTACAATTAGAAGAAGCTAAATTAATGAAGGATGCAGGAGTTGCAGGACAGTCTGCTATGATGAGAAAAGAAAAATCTGACCTTGATAGACAAAGTAAAGAAACAATGAAGCTATTAGATTTATTAGCAAAGTCAGAAATAGCAGAACAAAAAACACAAATAGATTTAGAAAAAATACGAGCACAATCTTTAGAAAAAGTTATGACTATGGAAAACTTAGATGATAGACAAAGAAGTATGAAGTTATTAGATGTAATGTCTAAAGCAATACTACAAGATTCTAAACAAGAAAAGAAATAACTAGGGATATTTTATGCCTATCGACTGCCCTAGCAGACATGCCAAGACGATAGGTTAATTTTATTTAAGGAGAATAAATTATGGCAAACACAACTTTTAGTGGTCCACTTAGGTCAGAAGGTGGATTTAAATCAATAGATAAAGATTCATCAACAGGAGCAATAACAGAAAATATTACTTATGGTAATAAAGGAGAAGTTGTTACACCTGTTGTATTAGCTGATGGTGATATTACTATTGTAAATACAACTCATGGTGGTAGAATTAATTTAGTACCAGATGGTGGACAGGATAATACATATACTCTTCCTGCACCAGAAGCAGGTGTATCTTATAGATTTGTTTATGGTGGTGGTGCTACTGATGCTACTGATGCAATATTTATAACACCAGGAAATTCAAATTTCTATAAAGGTAGTATTACACATTTAGATACTAATGCTGATAATGCTATTGTATACTCAAATGGTAGTTCAAATAGTAGTTTACAATTAAATGTACCTGCAGCTTTTGAAGTTGTATTTATTGGTCTTGATAGTACAAACTATCAAGTCTTTGGAACTGTAACTTCAACTACTGCACCTGCATTTGCAGACCAATAAGATAAATGGAAATATCTAATGAAGCTCTTCATAAGTTTGATGAGGAGCTTAACTTATTAAGAATTAATTTAGCGAATGGACAAGCAGATTCATTCGCTAATTATAAACAACTTGTAGGTCGTATACAAGGAATTGAATGGTCTATTGAAGTTATTAAAACTATAACAAAAAAAATATATGAAGGAGAAGAAAAATAATGCAACAAGTAAACATGGCAAAAAGTATTAAAAATGATGCTTGGATTTCTAAAGAAGAAACACCTAATCCAAATGTTCTACCAGAACTTCCAGGGTATCATATTTTAGTACGACCTGTTTCAATAAAAGAAAAAACTAAAGGTGGTATTTTATTGCCAGACTCTACAAGAGATGATATGGCTTATCTTACAACAGTAGGAGAAGTTGTAGCATTAGGTGATTTAGCTTATCATGATATGGAAAAGTTTGCTAAAGGACCTTGGTGTGAAGTAGGTGATTATGTTTGTTATGGCAAACATTCTGGTCAAAAGATAAAATATAAAGGTTTAAAGTATATATTATTATTTGATGACCAAGTGATAATGAAGGTAGAAAGTCCTAAAACATTAGACCCAACCTTTAATTTATCTAAATATAGTGTGTAATAATACTTGCATACTTTAAAATAATATAGTATAATAATAAGTATAACGTAACTCGTATGTCTCGTTAGCAACGAAAGGGAATAAAAATGGAACAACAAGAAGAATGGAGTAAAGTTCAAACTGAAAAACCAGAAAAAGAAAAAGTAGAATTTGAAGTAGAAAAAGACGAACCAAAACAAGAAGTAAAAAAAGAAGAGCCTGAAGTAAAAAAAGACGAACCTAAAGAACTTGAAGGTATAAATACTAAAGGTGCAGAAAAAAGAATAAGACAATTAATTAAACAACGTAAACAAAAAGAAGAAGAAGTTGCTAGATTAATTAAACAAAATGAAGAATTAAATTCTAAATTATCTAATACACAAAAAGAATTTACAAATATAAGTAAATTAAATTTAGATGCAACTGAAAAACAATTAAAGGATAAATTAGAATTAGCAAGAAATGCCTATACAACAGCTCACCAAGATGGAGATGCTGAAAAAATATTAAAGGCTCAAGAGTTTTTAAATGATGCACAGAATGATTTAAAATCAGTTGGTGCAACAAAGATGCAGTTTAAAGAACCAGAGGTTGAACAAAAACAAACACAACAATCTCAACAACAATATCAACCACAATCAACACCAGACCCTAGAGCACAAAAATGGGCAGAAAAAAATGATTGGTTTGGAGAAGATAAAATAAGAACTGCTGCTGCTCTAGCAATAGATGCAGATTTAAAAGAAGAAGGTTTTAATCCTACTGATGATGATTATTATACAGAAGTAGATAGTAGATTAAAAGAAGCTTTTCCTCATAGATACAAAACAAAAGAAGATGAACCAGTTGAGGAAACTCGTAAGCAGGAAACGTCACCTGCTCAAGTGGTAGCAGGAGGTACACGTAGCACTCCTAGTTCCAAAAATAAAGTTAAGCTTTCAAAAGATGATGTAAGATTAGCTGAAAAATGGAATATACCCCTTGAACAATATGCTCAAGAAAAGCTGAAAGCTAATCAAGCTGAAGGTGAGTATACAACAGTAAACATGCAACGTGGAGGTAAATAAATGACAACACGAATCAATACACGTAGTTCTCAATTAAGAGAAAATAATACTAATGAAGAAACAAATTATCAGTTTGAAGAACAAGATAGTTTACACATACCAGATGCAATAATGAATCGTTTCAAAAACGAAGGAATGACTCTTGGATGGTTAAGAATAACTCTTAAAGGTCAAGATGATTTTAAATATATTGGTAAAAAAATGCAAGAAGGTTGGCAATTTGTTGATATTAAAGAAGTACCTGAATTAGAACAAACATCAGTCGTGAAGATGGATGGAAGATACTCTGGAGCAGTCTGTCGTGGAGACATTGCGTTAGGTAAAATACCTACCAAGTTATTCCAAAGTAGAAATGAGTTTTATAGAAAGAAGTCTGATAAATTAATGGAAGCTGTTAACAGTCAATTAATGAGAGGAAATAATTCTAGCATGCCCATTTCTAATTCAAGTAAATCAACAGTAACAAAAGGTCGACAACCTAATTTTCAAGAGTAAGTCTTTTGTTGCTATTTTAACAATAAAGGAGATTAGACTATGGCAAGTAATAATGCCCCAAGAGGATTAGTCCTCGCTAAGAAAAATGGTGATGGTTCTAACTCTACTGGTATACGTACTATTGATTTGAATGTAAGTCCTAAAGTAGCTTCTGCGTTAATACCTTCTGATATATTTACAGGTGACCCAATTATGATTGAGTCTTTAGGTACAATTAAACCTAATCCTGCAAATGTAACAGTTAAGTGTGCAGGTGTTTTTCAAGGAATTAGTTACGTAAATGCTAGTGGAGAACAAAAGTTCGCAAGAAGTTTTACAGGTGGAACCACAGCTACAGACGTTAAGATTCATATTGCAAGTGACCCTGACCAAACATTCTTTATTCAAGCAGATGCTACAGTAACTGCATCAGCAGGAATGGGTGTTGGTGTGTATAATGCACCTTATATTTTAGGAACTGGAAGTCATAAGACTGGACAAAGTGCTTATGTTTTAGATGCTTCTGGACCTACTCAAGCAACAAGTCATTTGAGAGTTATTCGTAGAGCACCTTGGGATACAGGTATTGGAGCATCAATAGGTGTTTCAGATGCATATCCTTGGTATGAAGTTAGAATTAACTCACATATGGATAATTATATAACAACTACTGTTTCATCAGCATAGGAAAGGAGATAAATTATGCCAATAAATAGAGCTGCGATAAGCAAAGAACTCCTTCCTGGACTAAATGCTGTCTTTGGAATGGAGTATGGTGAGGTTAATGACGAACATATACCTCTTTATGAAATAGAAAATTCTGATAGGTCTTTTGAAGAAGAAGTCCTATTTACAGGATTTGGTCAAGCCCCTGTTAAAAATGAAGGTGCTGCTGTTGTTTATGATGACGCAAGTGAAAGTTATACAGCTCGTTATACAAACGAGACTATAGCTTTAGCTTTTGCTGTTACAGAAGAAGCAATGGAAGATAACCTTTATGATACTTTTGCAAAATTAAGAGCAAAAGGATTAGCAAGAGCAATGGCAACTACTAAACAAGTAAAAGCTGCTAAACTTTATAATGATGGTTTTGCTACAGCACAAGGAGATGGAGTAAGTTTATTTAATACTGCACATCCAACTGTTGGAGATGGAAACCAAAGTAATACAAGCACAGCAGCAGCAATTTCAGAAGCTACATTAGAATCTGCTGTAATTTCAATTCAAAAGTTTAAAGATGATAGAGGTATCTTAATTGGTTCTTCTGCTGTATCTTTACACGTACCTGTAGACTTAATGTTTACAACTGATGTATTATTAAATACACCAGGAATTGTAGGTAGTGCAGATAATGACCTTAACTCTGTAAAAAATTTAGGAGTATTCCCAAAAGGATATATGACTAATAGAAGATTTACAGATACTAATGCATGGTTCATTAAGACTGATGTTCCTAATGGTACAAAGATGTTCAATAGAACACCTTTACAAACCAAAATGGAGCCTGATTTTGATACTGGTAACCTCAGATTTAAAGCCAGAGAAAGATATTCTTTTGGAGTATCTGACTGGAGAGGTTGGTTTGGTAATCAAGGTGCATAACCATTAATAACTAGGGAGGGTAGTAAAATGCCCTTCCTACTTAAAGGAAAAAATATGGCAACAAATATAAGAACAGTTAATAAAAGAGGTGGTGATGGAGATATTATTAGCACCACTAATAGAACTAGAATATTAGGAGTTCATTCCTATTCTACTATAGCAGGAGTAGTTACTATTGGAGACCAATCAGGAGCAGTTATAGTATATGAAGTTGGTGCAAGTGCAGAATCAGATATGTACTTTGGAGAAATGGGTGTTCTTTGTAGTGGAACAGTTAGTATATCTACACCTCATGAAGGTAGTGTTACTCTAATAGTAGGATAATTAAATGGCATCCTATTCTTTTTTAAAGACTGATATAATAAATACAATAGAAAATAATTCAACAGAATTTGAAGAACAAATACCTTATATTGTAGAAAAAGCTGAAGATAGATTAGTAAAAGAACTTGACGACCCAGGTTTAGATAACTATTCTACTTTTTCATTTACAGCTTCTAATCCAGTAGTTAGTTTACCTGCTGATACATTAGTCGTAAGAAATGTAAACTATACCACAAGTGTTTCAACAGCAGCAATTCCTGCTAATTCAAAAATAAGTTTATTACAAAGACCTTATGAATATGCAATAGATTATTTTCCTTATGCTAGTGCATCAACAGGAACCCCAAGATACTATTCAAGAAAAACTAATACACAAATTTATATTGTACCAACACCTGCATCTGCAGTATCAGGTGAGATACAGTATACACGTAGACCTTTGGCATTAGCTAGTGCTACAGGTACAAGTGTAACAACATCAAATTATTTTAGTGAGTTTTGTTATAATGCTTTATTTTCTGCATGTATGATAGAAGCTACATATTTTATAAAAGATTTTAAAACACTAGCAAACTGGGAAGGTAAATATAAAAACTCAATAGATGCTCTGCGTAATCAAGCTCGAAGAATGAGACAAGATGATATGCAAGTAGCAGCAAGTCCTGCAGGAGGACCTAACCCAGTAATTCAAGGAGCACAATAATGGGACAAAAATCATATCATGATTTAATAAAAAAAGAATTAAAAAAACAACAAAAAAAAAGAAAGAAAAATAAAAATAAAAAAAATTTTAAAGTAAAAACTATATTATCTAAAGCAGGTGGTAAGATTGGTAAATAGAGCTACTGTATCAAAACAAATTAGTAAAGAAATAAAAGAATTTAAAAAAGGTAATAAAAATATAAAAAGTAAAAAGCAGGCTATAGCTGTTGTTTATAATAAATTAAAAAAAAAGAGGAGATAAATAATGAAAGATAAAAAACAAACAACTTTAATAGTAGGAGCAAATGCAAGAACTATGAATAATTCTACAGGTCATGATACAAGTGCAAAGCCTACTGGTCAAGGTTATGGAGCAGCTAGAAAAGGACCTGGAGTAAGAGGACCAATCGAAGCTCAAGTTAAAGAAGAGCCTAGAGAATATAAAACACAAGGAGAAGGATAATGGTAGCACCTTTAGTCGCAGGACTTTATATAGGAGGAACAGCAATAGCAAGAACTTTAGCAACTAGATTAGGTCCAAGAGCTATATCAGCTTTAAAAAAAATGGATAAAACTAAAGCTAAAACTTTAATTAATAAAGCTAAAGATGCTTTTAAAAGTAAAGATACTAAAAGACTTGATAATATTAATAAACAAATAAAAAATATAAATAAACAAAAAGGACCTAAAAATGTAGAAGCAGGTCCTAGTATAAACCAAGCTAAAAGATTAAAACGTAAAGAAACTAAATTACAAAAAGACAAAAATATTTTAGATAAAAAACTAAAGAAAAAGAAAGCTAGTAGAGAATTATTATTAACAACAACTGCTGCTTCTTTAGCTTTAGATAAAAAGAAAAAAGAAGATAAGTCTGTAGATAATGTTAAAAAAGAAACTAAAACTAATAAAATAACAACATCAAAATTACCTAATACAATAACTATAAAAAAAGGAGATACTCTTTCAGAAATAGCTAAAAATACTCCTGGTGTTACATTAGGTGCTATTAAAAAAGCAAATCCTAATCTTAATTTAAATAAAATAAGTATAGGTCAAAAAATTAATATGCCTAAAAAAGAAGAGTTATCTCCAGATAGAAAATCTGTGTATCAAGATGTTGATATGTCAAAAATTACTATAAAAAAAAGAGCAGGTGGACCATTAAAAATTATACCTGCAGGAAATAAAGGATTACCTAATCTACCAACACCTGTTAGAAATAAAATGGGTTTTAATAAAAGAGGTGGTAGAGTAGTTAAACGAGCTGTTGGTGGTGGAGTTGCACTTAAAGGATTAGGAGCAGTTCGTAGAGTTTAATGCCTAGAGAAAAGAAAAAGAAAAGAAAAATAAAAGGCAAAGGTATGAAAGGTATGACCATTGGTGGTGGTCATAAGAGACCTACTAAAAAAGGAGCAGGTCTTACCAAAGCAGGAGTAGCAAAATATAAAAGACAAAATCCTGGAAGTAAATTAAAAACTGCTGTAACAGAAAAAAGCCCTACAGGTAGTAGAGCTAAAAGAAGAAAGAGTTATTGTGCTAGGTCTGCAGGACAAATGAAGAAGTTTCCTAAAGCAGCAAAGAATCCTAACTCAAGATTAAGACAAGCAAGACGTAGATGGAGGTGCTAACTGTCGTATTTAATAAGTAATATTCCTCATTTTAAATGTTGGGTAAGAAAAGAATTTACAAATAACCACATAGATTATCATGGCGAATATTTACATGGACTAGCGATAGCAGTTAATACAATACCAGATAGATGTTTAAGTTTTCAAGTAGTCTTTACTGGAATAGATGAAGAAGAAAATATACATGGAGGTGCAATGTGGGCAAGGATGCCAATAACAAGTTTAGTAGCAGACGAA